GGAAGTAGGGTAAATCTTTTAATTTTAGAATTTGCAGTAGTTTAACAAGGAGATTCTCATGGAAGAGATGATTGCAAAATACTTAGCCTATATCGAGCCTTTTTTCTCAATTCTTGGCTCAATTGTTTTAATTGCCACAGCAATAGTAAGGCTCACACCATCACCAAAAGACGATAAAATCCTTTCAAAAATTGCAGGTTATATTTGGAAGATTGCAGATTGGCTTCCTACTATTGGGGTTAATCCTAAGACAAAAAATCTTAAAAGTGCTTATGATAAACTTGAGCTTGAGCTTAAGGCCGATAAAGAAATAATGAAAGTAAAAGAGCAGGGTGAGAAACAACAATGAAGGCCATATGGCTTTTCATTAAATATTTACCTGAGCTCATCATCGTGGTTAATCGAATCATTGACTTACTTGAAAGAGGAGCAACTCATCAAGAAATCAAACAAGACATTAAAATCCTCAACAATATTTCAAAAGAAGAAGACCCTGCTTTGCGTGCCATTGCTCTTAATAACTTTTGGAATCATGCTTCAAGGGTGCGCAACAAAAAAGCTGATAACTGAGAGACCTTATATTGATTGGTGGATTATTGATATGAAAGTTGAAAAAATGGTTTTAGATGAGCAAACGCACAGACCTTTAATTGACGCAAGAAACCATTTTATGACTTGTATAGGTGAAAATGACTATGGTGCGTTGTTTGAATACATAACAATAATGGAGCACTATGCCAATAAGAAATAAACTTCCAATGTCGGCCATAATGAGTGCGTGCAAATATTTAAACTACGATCACGTTTTACTAAGCTCAATTATCGCCACAGAGTCCGCTGGTGAGCAATTTGCCACTCGGTATGAGCCTGACTATAGGTGGCTCTATGAAGTCGATTCTATGGCCAAAATAGCACGCACAACAAGCATCACAGAAAAGATTCATCAAAAAACTTCATGGGGCTTAATGCAATTAATGGGTGCACTGCTTCGTGAACTTGGATTTCGTGACCCAATGCCACAGGCTTGCGGAATAAACAACAATCTAAAATATGGCATCATGCATCTTAAGAACCTAGAAAAGAGATATGAAAAAGAAAGTGATGTTATTGCTGCTTATAATGCTGGTTCACCTAGAAAAACTGAGTCTGGGATTTATGTAAATCAGGCCTATGTTGATAAGGTTTATGGTTACATGGATGAGTTGAGTTATAGGTGAGCACGGATGAGTTCTTAGCTCAAATCTTATCATCATTTGCCTTTGGTTTTGTGGCCATATTCTTTCTTAAAAAATATGTAAGTGACACCGACAAAGACCTAGAAAACATTGAATCAAAAATAAACCGTATAAGCGATAAGCTATCAAATCAAAGCCGAGAGCTTACTCAGGTTAATATTGATTTACATGAAAAGCTTGAAGATTTTAGGAAGCATAAAGTTGAAGTCTCAACTGAGTTTTTAAAGGAAGTCACAAGGGTTCACCAGGAAATTAACTCTCTTAGAATGGAGTTCTTTGATACTTTAAAAGAGATGAAATCAACGGATAAGAATGTCGTTAAACACTTTGGAAAGCTCATTCATATTATGAGGGATTACCAAGAAACCAAGGGTAAGATTAAAATCATAGAGGAAGAAATAATAAAAATAGGTGAAGTTATTTATAAGCGTGATAAATGACTCGTCCGTGAGTCACGAGACCTTCCCTGGTAATTAAATTCTACCAGGAATGATTCGTGACCCAAACTGACTGAATCACTTCTTAACTTTCTTTTTACCCTTCTTCTTTGGGTATCCTTTACCTTTAGGCATAACAAACTCCTTTTTGAAAATTATAGTTTTGTTCACAGCGGTTGAATAATAGAAAATTAGGCCCTAAATTTTGCTACCATTTTACCAGGAGAGAGACATGACAGACGGCACTAAAGACTATTTCAGACATTCATTTCATGCCCTAAAAGACGTAGAGCTAAGAGCGTTTATGAATCAATTTGGACGCAATTGGCGAGAAGGTTATTTCTACTATTTTTCATTATTAGAGTATTGCGCATCCATTGCCGAGCCGAGTCAAATAGACTTTAAAATACATATTGATGACCTGCGCAATCTATGGGGAACAAACACAAAAGGTGTGCAAAGTGTGTGCAAAGTCTTCGCAAACTCTGCGCTACTTGTGTGCAAACCTTGTACAAACTTTGATCAAACTTTGATCAAACATTGCGCAAACTTTGATCAAACATTGCGCAAACATTGCGCAAACTATGTATTTTTCTCCATACCTAACCTACCGAAATATTTCGGTTCGTATCCCCTAAATGAAAGGAAAGGAAATAAAAGAAAAGAAAAGGAAATTAAATTAAATAATAAGCAAGAAAGATGCATAGCAGAATTTTCTAATCTTGGTGCGGTGAGTGACCTTTTGTGTGATGTTCCAATTAATATACAGCAGCAATGGATTTCCGACTACGGGAGTGTTGACTTTGTGGGGAATGAATTGCAAAAAGCATGTAGCTGGATTTCTGAAAAAGGTACTTTGCCCATGCATCTTTCAAATTTTTTTACTCGATGGCTTCACAATGCGAAAACGAAAATGAAAATCAACAGGGATAATTCTACGAGCAAAAATCCTTTCTACGATGACCTGGTACAAGGGGTTGGTAATGAGTGAGTTTGATGAGCAAAATATTCGTTTGGCCCAAAAGCAAATTGCCTATATGCTCTTTGAGTTTAACCGTGGCTTTAACCAGAAAAAATCAAAAGACGATTTAGATTTTTATGCCAAGATGTTAACAAGCTACCCGATTAATAAAATCTACAATGCAATGAAAATTATCGTGACAGAAGGCAGCCCATACTTCCCAAGCCTATCAGAAATTTGCAGCATGATTGAATCAAGGTCTAGCAAGAAAACCGATGCCGAAGTGATAGCTGGAAACATTATCGAAACTGTTTTGAGATATGGCCGATACAATCTAGAAGAAATTTCAAGAGAGCTAACATCGTTTGAGCAAAGTATGCTTTCAAAACTTGGGGGTGTTTTCCAAATATGTAACATTGAAGAAGACCAGTTAAATTTTGTTCACTCAAGACTTGTGAAAATCGTAGAAGCTAATTTAGAGTTTGAAGATAAAGCAATCAAAAAAGATTTAATTAATAACAACAACAGAAATACTCTTGTAACAATTTCATCAATCCTTCCCTCTGCGCAATCTTTTGCAAATAAAACTCCATCCGAGTAATTCAAGATGATGTTTAACATGAGAAAATTTTTCACAAAAAGAAAACCAGCCAACTTGATGTTGAAGAGAATGACAATTTCGACACATAGGAATTACATTAAACCATTCATCTCCACCACCGCTTCCTCTTGACTTAATATGACAAGCATCGACTGGTGGCACAGCACCACAACACAGGCAATTAACCCTTCTCATTAAACTTAAAAACTTTTCATCTTTTTCTCTTTCAAAGCTAATCATAATGTAGTACGTACTCTCTATGAATGATTTAAAGTTATATCAATTATCAGAAGATTTTAAACAACTAATGGACGTTTTGTCACAAGAAGGTGGCGAGCTTACTGAGTCTTATGAGTATTACTTGGCTCAATTAGAAGATGCTATCAGAAACAAATCGGATAACTGTGCTTCTTACTATCAGTCTCAAGTTGATTTAATGGAAGTGATAAAGAAAAGAAGAGATGAGTTAGATTCAGCTTACAAATCAATTAAAAATAAGATTGAAAGGTTTGAGCAATACTTACTTGAATGCATGTGCAAGATGGAAGTTAAAGAGCTTATAGGGGAGACAACTCATATCAAGATTAGGAAGCCATCTAAGAAAGTAGAAATTACAAGTCTTAGTTCTTTGCCGAAAGAATATGTTAAGCAAGAGGTAGTTTTTACTCCTGATAAGGCGAAACTTTTAAAGGTGTTAAAGAGTGGTGAGAAAATAGATGGTGCAAAAATTGTAGATGGAAAACAGGGTTTAAGTATTAAGGTGAGGTCATGAGGATACTTGCTTATAAATTGTTATGGATTTTTATATTTATTCTTTTAATAGTTGGTGCGTATGGAAGACTCAAATCAAATGCAAGTAGTTCAATCGACTTTAACCAAAGAGCAAATTCAGTTAATCAAGGATAACATTTGCAAGGGTGCCAGTGATGATGAGCTTAAGTTATTTATTCAGCAATGTAACAAGACTCAGTTAGACCCATTTAGTAGGCAAATTTACTCTATTGCTAGGTGGGATAAAAAGACTGGCAGAGAAATTAGGACAACTCAGGTTTCAATTGATGGTGCTCGCCTAGTTGCTCAAAGAAGTAATCAGTATGAGGGTCAGGATGGGCCATATTGGTGCGGTGATGATGGCAAATGGTTTGATGTTTGGCTTGATTTAAAACCACCAAGAGCTGCTAAGGTTGGTGTCTGGAGAAAGAATTTTAGACAACCTACTTGGGCCATAGCAAACTGGGAAGCATACGCTCAGACTTACACTTATAATGGTCAACAGCAACTCTCTCCTATGTGGAAAAAGATGCCAGCTCTTATGCTTGCTAAATGTGCCGAGATGTTGGCTTTAAGAAAAGCATTTCCCCTCGAACTTAGCGGGCTTTATAGCTCGGAAGAATTAGGACAAATAGAAAATGAAAGTAATCACAAGCAAATAGAAAAAAAAGATGAAGTCATAAGTAATGAGCAAGTAGCACAAGAAGAAAAGAAAAAAAGATATGATGATTTTATAAAGGTTTGCTCTAAAGCAACAAAAGACTACGACAATAAGCAGAAAGAAATGTTTATAGAAACTATTTTAGGTCTTAAAAAGTTTCCAAGACCAGGAGATGTCGACATCGATGAGATAGAAAACTTAATTATAAACGTAGAAGCATTTATAAAGGAAGGCGAATGATAACAATTCAAGCGAGCGGTAATGTAACTAAAGATGGAGAAACATCTTACACTAAGGGCGGAACTCAAGTTTACACAAACTCTTTAGCATCTAATAGAGGCAGTAAGGATAATCAAAAAACTACATTTATAGATTTTACTGCCTTTGGTAAAGCTGCCGAGTTTATGGAAAAACTTATAGCTAAAGGTAGTAAGGTCACTCTATTTGGTGAGCTTGAGCAAGATAACTGGGAATATGAAGGTAAAAAATATTCTAAGTTAAAAATGGTAGTCTCGACCTTTGATGTTCATTCACGAAGAGCAGAAAAAAAAGAAGTTAATGGGAATGTTCAGCAAGAGCTACCAGAGTCAAACCCACAATACGCAACGGGTGATATTCCCTTTTAGGAGAGTAATGGATTTCATAGAATTTATAAAAAGTCAGATAGAAGATTGTGAATCAGAAAGAAAACCGATTGCTATAGTTGGCGAGCATGACCAGTTAAAATTCTTTGAAAAGCAATTTAAAGATGAAGCAAAAAGAGTTGAGAAAGAAATCGATAAACTAAAAAAAGACGCTATAGAAAAAAGAACTAAGATTTGGGAACAAGTTGAGAAGTATATAGCAAAAACCCCAAGCATAAAGTCGGATGGAAAAGGTCATTACCAATTTGATGATGGAATCATTTACGAGGTATTTAAAAAAGATGATTAGAGCTTTAGTGTACGAGTGAGGGTAAAGATTAGGTATAAGAGTTTATTATACACAACGAAGGGGTTAAGTATGCGAATTGATGTTGATATTACAATTAAAAAACCAGACTGCTATGGTAACGAACTTAGGTTTTTGTTTCAAGAAACTGTGCCAAATGGAATTAATCCGATTGATTATCTTCGCTCAAGAATTAACGGCGAAATAGACAGGGTTAAGACTCAAACTTATTTAGGCCAAAGTTTGATGGCTATAGAAGATAAAACGCAAGAGGTTAATGATGTCGCATTCTAATTTTAAGCAGTACATTGGTGACTCCGTTTACGCAGACTTTGACGGTTTTCATATTATCCTCACAACAGAAAATGGTTTACCTGGAGACCCGAGTAACAGGATAGCCCTTGAGCCAGAAATGCCTGAGAGGTTAAAGCAATATTTAGCGTGGGCGCATGAAAAAGCTAAGGAAATGCGAGAGGGCAATAACCAACAAGGGGAGATGTGAATGAAGCGTGAAATATACTTAAAAACTACAGCAGATAAACTGTCTTGGTTGAAAAAGACATACGAAGGTGAATACACAAGGCTTAAAGAGGGTAAGGCTAAATTTGACATGGTATGCGACTACAGTAATGAGCCAATAAAAAAAGAGGATATTGTAGTTTGTGTCACTTCGGGGCGTGGTAATGACCCTGGTTATGTGTGGGAAAATGAATTTATTTATTGGTGATAACCAAAAAGAGGAGATGTGAATGAGTGGTTTTAAAAAAGAACTTGAGTCACTTATTAATAGATATTCCAGAGAAAATGGCAGCAATACGCCTGATTTTATTTTAGCTCATTACCTAATAAACTGCCTTGATGTTTTTAACAGAAGTGTAAGTATGAGAGAAAAATGGTATGGGCGATTAGATAAAAGCGTAAATGATAACACAGAATTAAAATCTTAGGTATAACCATACTTATAGACAATAAAGGTCGCTAACATGGGGTATAGACACAAATTGGGACTCTTGAGCAAAGAAAAACACTCTGTGATTCAAGATATGACACTCGGTGAATTAAAGACTTGGTTTTTTAAAAACACCGAGCCGCAAGATGATGAGGATTGGTACATGCCTTGCTATGAAATAACAGAGGAGTTTTACGAGATTGGTAAGTATTTCGATGATACTTTTTTAGAGAACTACACAACGCCAGTGTTCACTAAAAAGGAAACCCATGAATATTTTAATACAGATGGCGACTTTTATATTTTAACTAAAAATGGTTTTTTGGTTTTAATAGATTTTTATAGGCAAAAAACTTTTGAATGGTTTAGCAAATTGCTAGAAGCTAATAAGCAAAGAGAATTAGACGGGGATGATAATTTGGATTTTTACGGGATTCCTACGTTGGAAAAGGCTATTGAAGATAAAAAAAGAGAGTGGGGTGATGAATTCTACAGGCCCTACAATATAAGCGAGAAAACCCAGGAAATAATTAGCTCATGGTCTTATGAGTACACAACTTTTGAAATGGTAAGATATTACAAAACGATAGACTGGGAAAACAATTTGGTCACAATCACAGGATGGTAAGGATAAGCAATGAGTGAAATAAAATGGACGCCAGTAACAAGTATCGAGCAGGTTAAAACAGGCACACTATTAAAGATTGTCGCAATTTCGGAGAAGAATAATTATCTCGACGGGGTAACGGTCAAGAGGCTTGTTGAATGTAATGGGGATATTGAAGTAATTATAAATTTAAAGAAGAACTACTATTTCAATCTTAATGCATATCTTGAAGGTCGGTCTATGTGGGGCAAGTGGGTTAAAGAGGTGTATTTTTCTTAGGTATAAGCGTTGTTATGGACAAGAAATTAGAAAAATATAGAAATAAAAAAGGGATGTGGGCGTCTAGAGAGGGTGACAAATTTGGATTGTTTTTCATTCCGATGTCTATGGGCAAGGCTCCCTTAAAGGTAATAAGCTCACCATTAGGTGAAGGTGAGTGGGACCATGTGAGTGTTTCACTGCCAAACAGGTGCCCAACCTGGGATGAAATGTGTTTTATAAAAAATCTTTTTTGGGGTGAGGAGGAGACTGTTATTCAATTTCACCCTCCAAAAAGTGAATACGTTAACAACCATCCTTACTGTCTTCATCTTTGGAAAAATAATAAATTAAAAATAGAAACACCCCCCAACATTTTAGTTGGGTATAAATGATTTATTTAAAGGCGTCACATGCCTGAATAACAGAGGGTGGATATACCGTGAAACGCAACCAGAAAAGCGGCCCTCGATAAAAACTGGTAAAATTGCACGGTTTCAAAGTTGTGAGGTTGGCGGGCTACCGCTTTTAACAAAGGAGTTTTAGATGATTAAAATTAGTGAGCTTAAAAGAATTATTGAAACATTTGATGAAGATTTGGAAGTTGTTCTAGATAAAGATGATGATGGTTGGTATGAAGCTTCGGGCAGTCTTTCGTTGCATTTAATCGAAACATCCGAAGGCGAGAAAGTTGTGTTATCTTTTGATAGAGTTTATTAAATGAGTTTTGGTGACCCTAAAATAGATAAGGACTATGATGATTACAAGCTCTCAAACAGAGAAGACGAATGTAGGTTTGTTAAGAATTGCCGTGAATGTGGTTGTGATTTGCCTATTGATAATGCCAGTGACTATGAAGCAATTTCTTTCTGCGAGGAATGTCATGCTGAAAAGGTTCAAGAAATATTGTATGAGATTGAAAATAAAGTAGAGGAAGACATATGGATAGAAGCAAAAAGAAAGATGGACGGCTCGAGATTAGGCTCAGTTCAAGTGAAAAAATATTAATAAGAAAAATGGCCCAAAAATACACAGGCGGTAATGTTACGGCCTGGATTCTATTAGCATCAAAAAACTTCACGCCAACAAAGAAGGTTTTGGATCAAGCTCAACAGCATCAGCAATTTTAAGCACAGCAGTCATATAATCATGGTTTGATGGTAATTGAATTATCTGCTCATATTTAACAAGAGCATCGTTAATACCCAGGTGCTCAAAGATACAATCCTTGAACTGCTTTTTATAATTATCCGTGTCACCTGCTTTAAGAGATAAGTCACCCTTTTTTGTGTAATAGACATCTCTTTTCCGATACATCTTCCAATCAATCCTTATGTAGTGATAGCGACGGTCAAACATCTCGGCAAAGACAAGCATATCGCTTTTAAACCGAATGAGATGAGTCATAATCTCTTTTTTCTTTTGCCTGTATTCAGCAGTTGTAAAAATAGTCCCATGCCTTGAGCGAGTCTTAGACCTATTAACTGAGCATGGAAGTAAGGGAATAGTAAGTTCTAATACCAATTTTGCGTCTCGTCGATAATGTTGATAACATTAAAATATAAGCGAGGTTTCTATGCAAGTCGCACAGGAAAACGAAGCTTGGGATTTCTTAGCATGGTATTGTTTCGACCCAACAGGAATGATTTACATCAACGACCATGGAGAGTGGGGAAGGATGATTTTTATCCCAGTGCTAAGATACCACTAATGACTGACACTAAGCTCATCAAATTTATGCTGGCCATGCTGGCATTATTCTTTTTACTTTTTTTTGTAACTCAATAAGAAAGACCGTACTTCCTTGCACGGCCATGGATTTTGTGGAAAGATTTGTGCGTATAAAATAGCCTATCACAAGGAGTATAAGTGGACAACACCATCACCGTTCAATGCAAAGGCTCAACCGATGTTATGCTTCATGAGCTAAATGCTTTCCAAGGAAACCTTAAAGACTTATCAGAAGAAAATTATGAAAGATTCAAAAATGAGCTGTTTGAGCTTGGATTCTCTTCACCTTTTCATTTTTGGGTTAATCCAGAGGACAATAAAAAATACATACTAGATGGACATCAAAGACACAGAGTATTAACAAAACTAAAAGAAGAAGGTGTATCAATCCCAGCAAAACTTCCTGCTATTCAAGTTTTCGCTGACTCATTTAAGCAAGCAAAGAAAAAAGTCTTAGCTCTTACATCTGCATTTGGGAAGATGAGCGACCAAGGACTCTATGAGTTTATGAGTGATGCTGAGCTATCAATTGATGAGATAAAAACATCATTTAACTTTGCAGACATTGACATGGTTAAGTTTGAAGATGAGTTTTTTAAAGACATAAATGTCGAAATCCTTGACTCAGAAAAAGAAGATGATGTTCCAGAGGTAACTCACGACCCTGTAACCAAGAAGGGTGATATTTGGATCTTAGGAAATCACAGAGTCATGTGCGGTGATAGTACAATGATTGATGATGTTGAGAAGTTAATGAAAGGTGAGAAAGCTGATATGGTATTTACTGATCCGCCTTATAACATTGCCAGTGATTCAAAAAACTATGCTTCTGATGTTTCAAAATCTATGAATGATTTAAAAAATTCTGAATGGGACAAAAATTTTGATATAAAAACACAATTAATTAACTTAATAAATTCTACAAAAGAATCATCGACTTTTTATGTTTGGACAAGTCACTTTTTAATACAAAACATATGGGATATATTAGGAGAATTTTGTAATTTTACTGGCTACCTAGTTTGGAACAAGCCAAACCCTATGCCTTCCTTGTCAAAAAGACATCCAACATGGAACAGCGAACTTTGCGCTTATGGTACAAGAGGCTCTAAAAGGGTAGTAAATTTTCCCAGTGAAGGACACTTTACCAGTGTTAGAACTGTTATAAAGAAATCAGACGGCTCACATCCCACACAGAAGCCACAAGAGCTAATAATACCTATTATTGAATTTTCTAGTGGTAAGAATCAATTAATACTAGATGGATTCTTGGGCTCAGGCTCAACACTAATCGCCTGCGAAAAAACAAACCGCAAATGCTACGGCATGGAAATAGATGAGCATTACTGTGATGTGATAGTTGAGAGATGGCAGCAGTTTACAGGCAAGGAAGCAAGCCTTGAATCCACAGGCCAAACATATTCAGAAATTAAGAAAGCACAGGGGAAATAAAAAGAGGGGCGGCAAACGGATTATGGGAACCACCCCTCTCAACCCTTAGGAGTATGCAAAGGCTGCATTACCTAATTATCGGTTATTTTGTTATAATATAAAATCAGACAATAATCTTCACCATATCAGCGAGTTTCTTTTTTTCTTGATTAATCTCATCGTTGATTCTTGTCATTTGATATTCGAGATTTCTGAGCTTGGGGATATTACTGGCCATATGTTTCTTCCACCATTTGTGCATCTCATAATGCTTGGTGAGCTTAAGCCTTAATTCGTATATCTTTTTTTCTTGGGCCAGAATAGATTCTTTTGACTGCATTAATACCCCTTATTGTTTTTATAAACCATCTCATGCATAATTATCAACATAGCGTTTGTAACGTGACTCAGTTGGTTTGAAACTAAAAGAGGGTAATATTCAAAAACTATCAACTCATTGCTATCAATGCAATTCACTAAAGTTTGTTTATAAAATACCCGATAATTCTAATTATTTTGACGCAATTGTAACTAAAAGAGGAAACAAGAGGACTTAACATGGCAAGACCTACGGTTGAATTTGATTGGGTTCGATTTGATAGTTATCTGCAATTAAGAGCTACTAAAAGACAATGTGCTTATCTTTTAGGTGTAAGCGAAAAGACAATTGATAGAAGGGTTAACCAAGAAAAGGACATGACCTTCACTGAATATGCCGAAGCAAAATTTACTGGAATTAAACTTAAGCTCGTTCAGAAGATTGTCTCAAAAGCACTCGATGGAGATAATACCTGTTTAATCTTTTCTCTTAAAAACCTATGCGGATGGGCAGATAAAGTTGAGTCTGAGAGCACCGAAGCAGTGGAAGTTTTTGTCACCAAGTATGAGGATTGAGCTTGATAAATGGGACATGCTTCCAACTCAAAGAGAAGTCTACTGCGATGATGTTACAACAACCATAATGCAAAGTGCTGGCCTTGGCTCTGGCAAGACGCACAACTTATGTCGGAAACTCTTAAAATTATCAGCAATAAATAAAAACCTACCAGGTGCAGTCTTGTGTCCGACCTTTAAAGATTTTAGAAGGGATGTTAAGCCTGAGATGTATGACATCCTAGAGAATCATTTAGGATTAGTTGAGAAAAAACACTTTTGGTTTCATAAATCATATTCAGAATTTAGTTTTATTTGGAATAAAAAACCACTTTATGTCCTAAGTGCCGAGCAACCAATCGCAGGGCCAAACCTTGCTTACTGTGGAGTCAATGAGTTCTCATTAATCCAATTTGAGCGAATTAAAGAAATGCTTAGAAGGGTAAGGGTTAAGGAAGCAAAACTTCCTCAAAAGCTATTAGTCGGCACGCCAGAAGATGTCTATGGGTGGCTTGAAGAGTTTGTTGAGCTCCAAGAAGAAGAAAATAAAAAAAACCCAAACTCATTTAAGATCTATTATGCTGACACAAAAGAAAACATTCACATCTCAAATGAGTACCGAGCACATCTTGAATCAATGCTTGATGAACAGGCCCTAAAGGTTTTTGCATCTGGTCAGATTATCAGAATCGGTGGAACTTATTTCTACTATGCTTTTGACAGGCAGCGAAACATCAAAGAGCTTAACGTTGACCACTTGCATGATGGGTATGTTTATGTCGGACTCGACTTTAACGTTGGTAATATGTCGGCAACATTTTCCAGAATGTTTAAAGATGAAAACAACAATAAATGCCTTCATATCTTCGATGAGGTCGTTTTAAAAAACGACTCAGACACTAGGGCAATAGCAAGATATATTAAGAATCGATATCCTGTTGAGGACATTATTATCACCTGTGATTCAAGTGGTAAGGCGAGAAAAACAAGCGGCCGCTCAGATGTTGAAATTTTGAAACAAGAGGGCTTTGAAAGCCACCAAATAAGATTCAAGGCAAGCAACCCAAGGATGAGGCAAAGGCAACTTCTTCACAACGGACTAATAAGCAAAGGGCACATAACCGTGTCACCCAAGTGCAAACTCACGATTAGAGACTATGAAAAAGTCCAGCAAAATAAAGTAGACTATACTAAGATTAAAGACAAGGATGATAGGCTCACTCACTTATCCGATGGCCTTGATTACCTGGTTGATTGGGAATACAAATTAAATCCAAGGCACTCTAAAAACATACAACTATAGGAATAAAAAAATGGGCCCTAAAGAACACGCAGAATACATCGAAAGTAAAAAACACTACCTAGCAAGAAACGCACAACTTTTTGAGATTTATCAAGGTGACCTCTTAAAATATGTCAGAAAGATAATGCTTGAGTCACTGTCGCCTGAATATTTTGAAAAGATAAAATCAAGAATTTATCCCATAAACATTTTAAAAAGAGTTGTTGATAAACTTGCACAATCTTATAGAGATGAGCCAACAAGAACAGCAACATCAAACGCAGATATTCTTTCTTTTTATGAAGACCAATTATCAATCAACATGAAGATGAACTTAGCTGATGAGTTTTCTCATCTCTTTAAAGGCTACGCACTTGAACCCTTTGCTCACAAGGGAGCTCCAAGTCTAAGAGTTATTCCCTTTGATAGATTCCTTACTCGCTCAACTGACATCATCGACCCATTAAGACTTACTCACTTTTATAAATATATTGGAAAACAATTTAAGTCCGATAGATATGGGAAGAAAAGAGACCTTGATGTTTGGTTTGTTTACACAGATGAAACATTTGAAGCAATTTATGAAGACGGATCTATTTGCAAAGAGCTCATGATTGACACCACTACAGGTGAACCTTTAAATGGAGAAAATCCGCTTGGCTTTATTCCTTTTATGTTTGGGAATAGGTCATCTTACAACATCCTTCCAGTGCAGGACACAGATACACTTGAGCTTGCTAAACTTTTGCCTGTGCAATTAAGTGACCTTGCTGGTGCCGTTTTATTTCAATGCTTTTCAATTATTTATGGCATCGATGTTGATTCAGAAAACATGACAATGAGCCCTAATGCTTTTTGGTCTTTAAAGAGTGACCCTGCATCAGATAAGACTCCATCAGTAGGAACAATTAAACCAGAAGTTGATGTTGATAAAGTCATGGGTTTTATCAAAGATACATTTTCAACCTGGATGGAAACAAAAGGAATAAGAGTAGGTGCCATTGGTAATACGGATGCAGGTGGTGTTTCAAGCGGAATATCTAAGATTATAGATGAGATGGATACCTTTGAAGCAAGAAATAAATCAATTGAGTATTTCATTAAAGAAGAGTTTGAGTTTTGGCAACTCCTTAAAAAGATGCACAACTATTGGGTTGCAAACGGCATGATTGAAAAGCAACCACTTCTTCCAGAAAACTGGGAGGTCAGCACAGAGTTTGACCCACCAAGACCCATGGTTGATAGAAGAGAAGAAGTCGACGTGGCAGTTATTGAGCGAGACAATCGGGTAATAAGCCAACGCTCATTAATTAAAAAACTTTATCCGAGATGGAGTGAAGAAGACATCGACAAAGAGTTACAGCAAATTGAATTAGAGAGTGAAATTTAATGGCATGGATTCGCACAACAATTGACATCAATGAGGAGCTAGGGCCATTAGAAAGGCAAGCTGTAGCAACGGAGGTCATTGATAAAATTATTGAGCGAACACGAGAAAGAAACATAGATAAAAATGGTCGCAAACTTCCAGGGTATTCTAAGTCATATCGAAACAGCGATGATTTTAAAATAGCAGGCAAAAGTGCGGGCTCAGTCGATTTAACATTAACAGGTGATATGCTCGACTCTCTTAAGCTCTTAAGCCACAGAAAAGGAAAGATTGTCATTGGGTTTGATAAAGACGATACGGTTAATAATGGAAAAGCTGAGGGAAATATTAAGGGGACATATGGCCAGAGTAAACCCATCCCTGGCAAGCAAAGAGATTTTCTTGGTTTACCTAAAACAGAAATACTAAGCATTGAAAGTAGATACATACCAAATAGTAGAAATGCCGAAGAGGTTCAAAGAAGAATTGATTTAATGAGAGAGCTTTTAGATGCCGAACAAACTCAGTCGTAAAATAAACAATGTCGTGACTGCTGATATTTCAACAGCAGTTAAATATGCGACTAGAAAATCCTTTCTTGAGCTTCAAGGAAAAGAGCTTTTAAGAAGATTGAGAGTAAGAACACAGACTGGTAAGGTTGTTGACAAAAGAGGTAGGCTTGAAAAAATAGAGCCTATTTCAGATAAAACAAAGGCCATTAGAAAAAAATATCGGCAAAATCTTGACCCTAAAACCAAGCCAAACAAATCAAACTTAACGGCAACAGGGACAATGCTTCGCTCATTAAAAGTAAGTGTAAGAGGTCTTGTCATAGAAATATTGCCAAAGCTCAAAAAGATGAGAACACTTACTGGCAAAGCATCTAGCAAAACAGTTGATGAGGTTATTACCTATCACATGGAAGGGACTAATAAGATGCCAGCACGACCATTCTTTCAATCATCAATAGCTGACTTAAACGCATTGCGAAGAAAAATACGACAAGAAATATTTAAGGGCCTACGTCTTTAAGTATTGAGTCATTTAAACAAAGGGGTTAAACTATGACTGATGAAGCTAAGGGACAGTTTGAAACTGCCACTGATGAGATTGTATCTCAGCAGACTGACAACGAGAATAAAGTGCAAACTCAAGAGAGTGAGCAGGAAAACGATGTCCCTATCAAGTATTCCACTCACAAAAAACTTTTGAATCAGCACAAAAATCTCAAGTCAGAGCTTGAAGAGCTTAGAGAGTATCGCCAAAAGAATGAAGAAGCAGAATCGCTTAGAAAAGGCGAGTATGAAAAAATTCTTAGGGCCAAGGAAGAAAAAATCCAAGAACTCACAAACAAGCTCAAAGGTATTGATCAAGATATGGCCGATAGAAAAAAACTACAGGCCTTCATTGATAAAATACCTGGTAAAATTAAAAAGAATGAGTACCTCGTCCATGTTGACCTGGACTCAATTGCAACAGACCCCGAAACAGGCGAGATTGATGCAATGACACTAGAGAGAGAAGCTAAAAGATTTGTCGAGAATTTTCCCGATTTATTCATTAAGGCAACATCTAAAACACTTCCACAGGTCGGCTCATTGAATAATGAAAGACCTAATGTTCGAAAGAGTCTGAGTCAACTTTCTCGTGATGAATTAAAAGAAAGATATAAAGCTGGTCAATTTAGAAAATAGGAGAAATTTATGGCCGATCAAATTACCGACATCCCAGAGGTTGAAGTTACCAGGATGGACTACATTGTTGAAATGGTTCAACGAGAACTTGCTGCTGCTGCTAAGCTAGCACCAACTGTCCGTGACGTTTCAGAATTTGCCCTACCTGGACACAAATCAATTAGCTTTCCAAAGCTAGGTTCTTTCTCAGTTCAAAAACTTAGTCAGAATCAAAAAGCCGATGCTCAAGCATTGACTGCAACAGAAGATCAACTTGACCTTGATCAGATGGCAACAGTTCAATGGATTCTTAAGCGTCAAGCATCTGAGCAATCAAGGCTTAACATGGAGAGTGCACTACTTAGTCGTGCCGCATCTTCACATGGGCGTCAAATTGATATTGACATCCTTGATGAGATTATTCCAAATGCTGCTGGATCTGTTTCTTACAATGCTAGTGACATTGAAGCAAATATTCTTGAGGTTGTTCAAGACCTTGATGAGCAATTTGCACCTGAAGAAGATAGATTCATGGTTTTCAGGCCAGCTCAAAAGACTCTGATTCTTGGTGTTGCCAACTTTGTTCAAGCTAACCGATATGGAGACAATACTCCTATCATGACTGGTGAACTTGGTATGGCCTATGGTCTTCGCTTCATCATGAATAACAACACAACATCTAACTACATCGATGGTGTTATGGTTGGTTATCAGAGAGAAGGTCTTGCACTCGGTTTCCAAATCGATCCAGAGTTTGGTGAGCAAGATGCGATTGAGTATGGTGTTGGGTCCAAGAGACAAGCACTTGACCAATTGTATGGTGTGAAATCAATGCAAGGTGGAGCTTACGCTACTGTTGTAGCTTAAGTTTATAAATGAGTGCTAATCTTGCCCGTGTACCGCATTTTATAAGGGCCAAAACTCCTGAAATGTTAGTCAGGGAAATGGCCAAGCTGCAAGCTCGAGATAAAGTCAAATATGTCTTTGACAACATCACGAGGGTAGATGGGCAATGGCACGCTTGGTATGAAAGAGATTTTAAAAGTAACAAACTTAAACAAGAGGTGAAAGATGGGATATCCCAAGAATGAAGAGCAAGAACTTCTCTACGAGTATGATTTTGCAAAAGACGGTGGTGCAGTAGGTGAAATACAACTACGCTCTTTGGTTAATGCAATTAAAGAAGGTGTTGTGATTAGAGGACTTGAGGTAAGAGTTAAAGAAGCATTTGCTTCTGGTGGTACTCCGACAGTTGCTCTTGGAAATTCAACAGACCCAGATGGTTATATGGCCGATATTTATGCTCTTGGTACATTAAACAATGTTATCAATAGCGGGTCGGTTGCTGGTGCCCTTATATGGGATGATACAAATGACCATGCCATTCACTACAGAATTGATGGCGTAGCTGCTAATCAAGACTTAGTAATGGAAATTGGCACAGACCCTTTAACAGCAGGGAAACTTGAAATCCTTGTTAAAGTAAGCTCTGACGGAAACTAAAAATAGGGCCTTCGGGCCCTTTTTTTTAATACATGACTTTATCGACAAGTGTTAGGGACAGAGAAAAGAATAAGTTTTTCGAGACTACAGACGGTGAAACAGCGGTCAGGGTTGGCTTATTCTCTGGCCCACCATCAAAACAAGTCGATTATGATGCAATATCAGTAAATTATCCTAACGCAACAACAGAAACATTTTCGTACTATCAAGGCGGTCTCGCAGGAACATTAGTGCTAACGGTAACGGTTGTTTATACCGATGCGACCAAAGAAGATATTAGCACTGTGGAGTTTGTGTAATGGGATGGCAATACAACCCATTCACAGGCGAACTTGATCGAGTTGGATTAAGTGCTGCTGGCAGTAGTCCTTGGAACTTGATAAATGCTACCGCCTTGGCAAGCTCGACCACAACCATTGATACTGTTAGTAACGCTAACTTTGAGAGTATTAAGTATCATGTTGTCTCGTATAACAGTGTTGAATCAAGATTTAAAACTTTTGAAATCAACATTCTTAACAACAATGGAAGTTATAGGGAATCGATTTCGCACAAGATTGGTTCGTTTAGCTTTGATGTTAACACTGTTAACAATGCTGGCTCTCTTGAGCTACAAATAGTGAACCCAAATGCTTTTGAGATAACTTTTAAACTAGGAAGGTTAATTCTAATTTAGGAAGGAGAGGTTTATGTCAAGAGAAGTTTTTAATGTAGAACTCGGGCTTGCGATTAGTGCAGAGAATGGACTAGACCAAGCGTTTATTTTATCAGGCTCCGCTGTCCCAGATGGAACAAGTGGAAAACAAAGTGAAGCACCCATTGGTTCAATTTATCTTCGCTCAGGCACGGGTGAGCTTTATCAAAAGATTGCCAATGCTGGAGCACCTGCTGACTGGGAACTCAATGGTACTTCAACGGCCATGCTTGGAAACTGGAGACCAGAAAGAGTTGATGCTCACACAGGTCAAGTTTTATCAGCAGGAACCACAGACCCAACGGCATGGAGTGATAATGATGGTGGTGCTGATGGAGATGACTTCACTGTAGGTCATTATATCTTAGATGGTAACTGTGACCTTTTTGAAATAACTGCCATTACTAGTGCAACAAACATAACAATAGCTTTAGCTGCAAGCCAACCTGCTGCTCAAGATATGTTTGGTGTTCGATATAATCTTCCAGACCCAGCAGGACAAGAAGGTCAAGCAATCATCACTTATGATGGGACAAACTGCATCAAGGTTGCTGATGTTGATTTTGCAAATGCTTCTGGTATCAGTGTTGATTCAGGCTATACCGCTGGCTCAGGCGACCCTGTTGCTGGTGATTCTGTATTACAAGCACTTCAAAAGATTGATGGGAATAATGACAATCAAGATACGCTACTTGGAACAGCACAAGGTGCAGTTGACCTAGGGACATTTTCAGGTGCTACTATACCAGATAACGTCACGGTAAAATCAGCTCTTCAATCTCTTGAAACAGCTTATGAAGAAACTGATGCAAATGTTGATGACCTTATTACACTTTCAGGTGTTCCAGAGAACTCAACGGACCTTGGTACTTTTACTGGGGCGATAATCAGTGACAACACAACTGTTAAAAATGCGCTGCAAGAGCTTGAGACTTTTTCAGAATCCGAAGCTGCCGACCAGGATGAAATTGATCAGAATGTTGATGATTTAATTACTCTATCTGGCCGTCCAGAAAACAGTGTTGACCACGGAACATTCACGGGAACTTTGTTTGCAGATAACCAAACATCAAATGCTCTTTTTCAAAGAATTGAAGATTTACTTGAAGAGATTAAGGTTGTTGAGGTTACTGGGATTACTACTTCAACTCCTGTTGATAGTGTACCTGTTGCAACGGTTTCGGCTTGTAAGTGGTTGGTTGAGGCTTTTGAAGAAGCGACCCCTGCCAACAAGCAAGCAGTTGAGGTTTACGCATTAAACAACGGCTCTGCTGTTGATGACACTGTTTATGCGAAGTTAAAAGTTGGTTCAAACTTTAACCTTTCTATATCTGTTGATATATCTGGTGGTAACATGAGGCTTTTAGCATCTTCATCAACTGCTGGTGTAACCGTAAGAGCAAGAAGGGTTCAGGTAACTAATATTTAATGGCAATAAACGTAGACGATAGTTTCGAAGTTAGCGA